TTTGCGCCTGATAAATAGGTAGGCGCAGCGTAATAAAGCATCTTTAATGTATAAACTGCATCAGGCTTTGGTGCGAATATAAATTCACTAGCCAATACTGTGTAATTGACTGGCACACCGCTTTCAACTGAGCGACTGTTGCGATAAAACACCGATGGAGACATATACTCAAGCGTATAAAGTGGGTTTCCATCTATATGAATATCCCTAATTTGTAAGAAGTCTGCTGGTAAAGATACTGTTGCATCGCCACCCGTTGTGGGGCTTGTGACTACCTTTAGCATCTGCCGAATACGCAACTCTCTGCGTAAGCGATCCTCTGCTAAACGGATAAAATCAGGTATCTGTGTTGTTAAGTCCGACCTTCCCAGATAACTCGCTATCGTGGTCTGGAGGTCTGCGTATGTCGAGAGTGCCATTTTCTATATCTTTCCATCCAAATGTTCTTGTTCCGATGTGTCCGATTGCTTTTGATAAGTCATGGTCAACATACACTTCAAAACCAGCATCTTGCGCCTTTATACAGAAATGAATATCCTCTCCGATAATTGCACCATGATCTGACCACATGACATTAAACCAAGGTCTAGGAATCTTAGCCAAAATACTTGTTTTTACTAATGTCACACCAAAACCAACTGCTGTTACTTTTTCTATACTCTTGCGTTTTAATGAGTCTAGATGAATCCAACTATGTTCTTTTTCGTTCTTAATGATTAAGTTCATTGCTGTAGGCTTTATAGGCTCTACTCTTGATGTTGCATTAACGCCAACAATGTCTTTATTTCTTTCTAACAGCACTTGCAAAGTATCTTTTGGGAATCGCATATCGCTGTCAATCCACAAAAGATAGTCTGCTTTCCAATTCAAGCCTTCTTCGCTCAATCGTTCTCGCTGAGTAAAGATTAATGTGCCTGTCATCTGCATTACTTCTATTTCTACTTTATTGCGCTTACCTTCGTAAGCCATGAGCTTGGCTAAGTCAAAGCAAAAGCCAGCCATTACTTGATCTCTACAAGGTACACATACAACTACTCTTGGTTTTGTCATACTTTGCCTGGTCTTGTACGAAAGAATCTGTTTTCAGGATCGTTTAAAAACTTCTTAAATTCTTTCTCATCGATTACTGCAAAGCCTCGCATAATACCTTTGCGATTGAGAGTGTCGATAATTGTAAAAGGCAAACTAGCAACTTTTGTAAGATCACCCCATTTGTCATGGACTGAGCCAGCATTATATTGTGCTTTGTTTTGTTCTACTATATCGGTTACATCTTGGCTGGTGCGGATAATTAACCCACCTTCGCCATCGTATTCTGCTTCTGTAAACCTCTTAGCTGATTGGTCTACTGATATAAGTTTTGTCATAGAAATAGGGGTGAGTTTTGCCCACCCCTATTCTACATCAATTACAGAGCAAAATTCAAGTCTGCAACAATACCATGCGCTGCTTCATTACGCATTTCCAAGGTCAACTCAGCAAGCAACTGGGTCTTTTCAGAGTCACCAGTTTTTGCTAATTCGATAGTTTGGAATGGGCGTAAGTAAGCCAATGCTGCATACTCAGGATCAACTACTACTGCATCACGAGTACGCATGAAACGATTTGGAACAATTGAAACAGAACCAAAGTCGCTTAAATATACATCGGCTGCGCCAATGATGGTCGTAGGAGCATCACCAGGAGCCATGTAGCGTTGTGCTGCAATACCAGTAAACTCTGAAGTCTTTTGTTTGCCGATAGGCGAAACATAAAGAACTTTAGGATTACCACCGCTAATGTACGCCTCACGAATAACCTCTTTTAAGAGGGTCTCTGTGAATGTACGAACAACACCATCGGAACGAGTGGTTGATCCAGCAGTTGTTGGATCAGCGCCGCTTGTGCCAAACGAGGTGTTGGTCTTTAGCCATGCAAGCATAGTACCCATCTTACGAGCAGATGAGCTTGAGCCAGCCGTACTTGCTTGATTAGCAAAGAGGATGGTTTCAATATCACGCTTGATTTCGCTAGATGCTTTAGCTAACTCGTAAGCCTTTTGGGATTTACGACCTGCTTTGTCTACGGCTTCCAAAGTACCTGATACCTGGATTGTCTTACCAACGATCTGGGTATAGTTACCAATACGGAATGTAGGAGAAGCAGTTGTAGCTACAGCATCGTCACCTTCGACTAAGGCATTGGCTGTGGTTGCTGCAGCAAGTGAATCCGTTTGCCACTCATGATAAACGGCAGTTGCTTTGGATTTAGCCAAAGTACTCATGAGAGGAGTATCTGTTGGTGACAAATTGTAAATCATATCCGTCAAGTCCTCTCGTAAACCACCTCGAGTGGAGCTTGTGTCATATACTGTAAATGTACCGACTGGGGCTGTCATAATAATTCCTTATAAAAATTGTTCAAATAATTTAGCAGCGTCAGAGACTTTCCCTGACTGTTTAAACTGCTGTCTTAACCGCTTAGTTTTTTCTGCCTCTAAACTACCTTGAGGCTTGCCTACACCAGGTCTTAGCATCTTAGGAGCTTGGTTTAATTTCTTGTTTACCTCGCCCTTGTTCTGCATTAACTTGTCGTACTGCATAGCCTTGTAAAGAGTCAGAACTGCTCTAGAGTCATAGACCTTCGATAGTTCGTCTGCTGAAAACCCTACGCTTTCTGCGTAAGAACGGATACTCTTGCGAATAGTCTCGCCCTTTTGTGGGTCTGCATACTCAGGAAGAACTTTAGAGAGCTTATCAGCCTCTTGAGAGACTACTTGCGATAGTTGCTGTGCTTGCTCAGATTGTTGCATTTGTGCAATTCTGGCTTGCTCGGCTCTAATAGCATATAGTCGCTTCTCGTTCTCACTTCTTTCTGCCACCTTTACGGCATAGCCGATTGGGTCAGTTTCTTTCAACTCATCGAGGTTCTCGCCCTGTGTTTGCGATCTGAGTGCTTGCTCGATAATCTGCAAACGCTGTGCGTATGTATCTCGTAGTTGCTTCGCCTGCTCTACAGTCTGTCGCTCGGCTTCTACAGCCTTGCGCTGTTCGGCAAGTGTTTGGGTTTTTTTAGTATAGTCAGCTTCTCTCTGATAGCCTTTTACAAGCTCATCGAGCGACACCTCAGATTCCTGTCCGTCTACTTTGACACGATATCTTGGCTGCTCTACTTCTTGCTCTGCTTCTTCGGGGTCCTCTGAGTCGTACTGTTCTTCGTACTGTTCTTCGGCTTGGGCTTCTGCTGGCTGTGATTGCTGCTCCTCTGGTTGCTCTTGCGAGGCTTCGGAAGCATCCATCATAGCTAGTAAACTGCTTGCAGCTTGATCTACTGTAAGCGATTCATTCCCTTTCGGGGTGATGTTTTCACTCATTTGTTTTCCCTAATTGTTTTGTATAGTAACGCTATACACGCTTTCGTAACAAGTGTTACAAAATCTTCCAACGCTTCTTTTCAATCTCGCTATCTGCTGCGAGTGATTGAAAGTGCGCTCTGATCTTTTTGATTGCGAGTTGCATACGATATGCTTCTTCTCGCTCCTCTGATTCGTGTGGTGCAGAGTTCACAATAATGTCGATCTGTGATTGCTCTAATAAATCCATTTCAGACTTAAAAAACTCGTCTCCTAATAAACCTCTAGCTCGTTGATCTTTCAATTAATCACCCTACATTTGATGTTGCAGATTGTCTAGCGTTGTAATCAGCCATTAACTGTTGTAATTGCTCACCTTGGTTAACAAACGGAATTAATGTAGAACTAACACCGCTTACATTCACATTAGGATTGTTATAGGTAGAGTAAATAGGCTGTTGGTTTGCATCGTAACCAGTAATAAAGCCACCAGTCGTAGCCCCCTCTGGTTGGAACGCACCTGGTCTGTATTGCTGTATCTGAGCATTTACAGGTGCAGCACCAAACTGGAATCCTGTTGGTAACTGAGCTTGTGGAACATAACCAGCAACACCGCTACGGAAGGTTGTGCCTTTTGTTCCTACAGGTGTAAATCCTGGTTGCAGTCCTGTCTCGCTGTAATACTGACCTGTCTGTGGGGTTTGCAGTTGATTAGCCTGACCAAACTGACCTGTAATTGATTGCAATAATGAATTAACACGCTCGTTAAAGTTTGTAGGCGTTACTACATTGCCTTGACGCATCATTGTGTCGTAGCCTTGGTAGGCTTCTTGACCAAATGGAAAGTTAACCCCAGCAGCTTTGTAAGCGTCTGCCAACTGCATATTGTTTTGGTAATATCCTTGGTCTGTAGCATTTAAGACGGCTTGGCGTTGTGCTGCCTCTGCTTGTGCTTTCTGTAGGTTTACATCTTCACCTATTTGCTGACCATAAATTGCATCAATAACTACTTGGGCTTGTGGCGTTGCAAATACATTACGAACTTGATCCATGTTTGTAGCTTTGGTTAACCCGCTTACGATGGAGTTATAACCTGCTTGATCTAAGGCTCCGCTACTCAATGCTCGCTGTAGTGTTGCCGTTACTACTGGGTTGCTTAATACATCTTGTCCTGGTGTTGCTGAGTATGCGTTACCGCCACCATACTGGCTAATAAACTGTTGCTGAGTAATTGGGTTTACAAACTGTGCCCGTCTATCACCAATAGTTGATACATTGACTGCATCTTGTGGCAAGTCATAAATGCTTTGTGTTGCATAGCGACCACCATAAGGATCAGCTTCTAGTGCTGCTAATTCCATATTGGTAAAGCCGCCACTAATCCCACGCTGTACTTGTTCTGCTACTGCTGCATTGCTTACTAAATCTTT